TTTGCAGACATAAGTTTCTCCTTAATGTGTCTCTGCCCAATTGTTACCTACTCTATACTCGCCGTCTAAGGGACACCGTAGGCCAAGCGTCTCTCCGGCGATTCTGATTGAGCGCACACCGATACGTCCGACTGTATCCGCATAGTGCGCTGGTGTTTCTATCTGCCACTCGTCATGTACGTTGGCTACAAATTTGTGTGGGATGTTACGTAGTTTATCTGCTAAGTGTATCAGCGCCTGCTTCATAACGCAAGCCCCTGCGCCCTGTAAAAGTGTATTCAATGCGGCGTGTTGGGATCTTACTCTGAGCTTTCGTCCGTCGAGGCCAGCAAGTATGCCAGACTGAGCCTGTCCGTCAGTTCTTCTTCTAAGTTCTTCAAGAGCAGGCGTGTTGTGTAGAAATCTCTTTTTAAGCCCTCTTCCAGTGCTGCTATTTCCTCCAACGATAGCTCCGATCTTAGCATCTCCGGCCCCATACAAAAACGCATATATGAATGTCTTTGCGAGAGGTCTTGTCTCAAGTCCCGCAGCTCGTTGATTAGCTGTATGAATATCGCCATTGAGGATTTCATTTGTGTAGTCATCGTCGTCCATGTAATGAGCCAACATACGTAGCTCTAATCCGCTGGCGTCAATGCCAACAAGTACGTTACCTTCATCTACAGTCCAGCATGATCGACATTCATTACCGAACGGTGCAGACACCGCAGGAACTTGAGCCATGTTAGGTGATTGATGTGTCATACGTCCCGTCACAGCTCCGTTGGTGATCACTCTACCGTGTACTCTACCATCGTCCTTGACAGCTTTCAACCACGAATCGATCTGAGCTACTCGCTTTTGCAACATCATGTAACGTGCAACAGCCTTGGCTTCGGGAAGATTTATCCCGTCAAGTACCTTCTCGTCAACGATGATGTTACCCTTCTCAGTCTTCTTGTCGAACTTGACACCAAGACCTTGCAGTCGCTCTGCAATCTGCTTACGTGAGCCGGGGTTAAAGATTGTCACCTTATCCTTCAGTCGCTTACCTGTCTTCTCAGATATACGTTCTTCAACGATAGGCGGGAAGATAGCCTGTAACTCCGCTTCGATGTTATTCATCTCGAACATGAGATCCATCATCAACTTCTCTGCAAAGGGTACGTCAAGCTTGAAGCCGTTGCGTTCCTGCTCAGTCACGATCCAACCTACACGATGCTCAAGATCAATAGCTTGCTCTGAGAAACCTTCCTTGCGTAGCTGTAATTCAAGCCACTGATGCACACGCTCAGTCAACTCAACGTCAGCTATACAATACTCGATCATCTCGTCACTCAGTCCTCCGTCGTAGTCTGTGAAGTCGAGCTTTCCTGTACCGCCAAGTACGCTGCCCCAGTTACGGAGAGAATGGCCTCCCTCTGCCGAAGGGTTATAGAGTCTTGAGAGGTAGAGTGTATCCACGACCCTAGTAGGATCAACATGTACACCCCAAACACGGTCAAGCACACCAACATCGAATCCGATGAGATTATGTCCCACAACTTTTTCAGCTTCATACAAAGTCCTCTGCAAAGTACTGGCTGTAGTGTGTACTTGGATGTTGTTCTTCACCTTCGTAACGGCACACCAGATCGTTGAGTGATCCAAAGTAGTTTCGATATCCAAGTAACAGATACTCATAGTACGCCTCATTTAATTCATCTTGTTTAGGATTAGGAAGTTTGTGGTGCATCTCCGTCAACTGTTCCTGTTCCAATATCCAACTCCCAATCTTGCTCATGGTATATCATCTCCTCTATATCTGCGAGTGTTCGTAGATCAGCACGATCAACAACGTCACCGTCGTCTAGCGTAACAGCGAAGCACCTGTTGCACAAGTCTACAAACTCTTGGCTAATAGCATACCGTCTTGTCGCTTCGTAGTCTGTTAATTCTACGTCACACGCTTTACATCTCACAAGGGTTTCTCCTCAACTTCATCTCGCTGTGTTAGTCGTCCTGTTGCCTCGTTATAGAACACCTCACACGCCTTGCCTGTCTTGCCAGTATATCGGTTCTTCAATACACGTAGCACGGTCGTGTTCTTGACAATTGGATCGTCAGCCTGACTGTTACGTTCAGCACCAATGACCGCATCAGAGAGCTGTGCAATCGAGGCAGAGCCACGTAACATACCCAAGCTAGTCACCGCACCGTCCTCCAACTGCTTGCCTTCTGGTCTGCGAAGGTGACTGACAAGGAACATACAGATGTTCATCTCCTGCACAAATGTTCGCAGCTTTGTCATGATCATGTCAAGTGCACGGCGTTCATCCCCGTTGCTTTGGTCGGACACCAGTATTGATACGTGATCCAGCACAATGAATCTAACGCCAAGCACCTTCACAAAGTACCGCATCCTGCCCAGTACATTCTCGATCTCGTTACTACCGAAGTGTTCCCACAGATAGACACGGTTCTCATAGTCCATCGTATCGTACACAAGGTCAATGTCTTGATCGTCGTACTCACAGTCAGGTAAGTGGATAGGTTTGTTCAGCTCAAGACCTACGAGTCCACGCATGGTGCGCTCAGGCGTCTCCTCAAGGAACATCAGACCAAGGTTATCGTCAGACTGCGCCATGATGGAACTGACTACCTCACGTAGCAGTGTCGACTTACCTAGACCAGAGCCTGCGCAGATCGTCACCAGCTCTGCCATACGTATGCCGTACAGGTGCTTGTTCAGTCCGTCGAACGGATACTGTACCTTCGCCTTGGCGAGTGGCTTCTTGATCAACTCACGTAACTCACCAGCACCTACGATGCCTTCGGGTGTGTACGGTTGAGCAGACCACCACGCTTTGGTGTACATATCTGAGTCGTTGTTGGATAGGTAGTCACACGCATCCTTGTAACCATTGACGTGCTTAACAATCCTCGCCTTGTTACCGAATAGATCAGCACACTCCTTCGAAGCTTTCTGTCCCGGCTCGTCGGCATCGAAACAAATAACAATAGTCTCGAAGCTGTTCAGCCAATCGTAGAAGAGACGACAGTCCTTTGCCGCTGACGTTGCACCGTTGCGTACACTGACAACAGGAAACTTACTGCCTGTCATTTGGTGTGCCGCTAACGCATCGTACTCGCCCTCAACAACGGTGACGTACTTACCACCTTCGGGAAACAGGTGCTGACCGTACAGTCCTGCGTGTTTCCAATCGCCAATGATGCTGAAGCGTTTGTCAGGGTTACGTACCTTGGCGGCAACGGGCTTGGTCGGATCGTTAGGATCGAAGTAACCAAACGTAGTAACCTCACCGCTTTTCAGTGCTGAATACTTCTTCGCTGTCGTCCCTGTGATGAGGCGGTCAGTGATAGAACGGTACTCAGCAGTGATGAGACGATGCTCAGTCTGACTGAACGACGGCTTCGGTGCTTCGTTGATAGCGCCTAGTTCACGTACGTTTTCTCGTACGCTGTCCTTGGGTGCTGGCGTAAACGTATCACAAACAAAACACTTGCTTGATCCGTCGTCGTTGAATGCCAACCCGTCACTGCTTCCGCAGTCTTGACATGGCTGGTGTGTATCAGTGAATGGCATGGCTGGATACTCCTAAGTCTGCGTAACGTCTGCGAAGATCTTCCTCTTCGAGTTCGCCGTAACCCACGGCTAAGAACGTACCAACCATACTGAGCATTTCAGTCACGGTCAAGTGTTCTAACTCGTACTCAACAAGCTCATTGATGATGTCGTCTTTACAGATAGTCATTACAATATTTCCTTAATAAATTTAACATTACTGTTGACTTTACAGATAGATTTTATCATGGATTGAACTGCCTGTCAAGTCCTAGGAACATAGACAACTTCTTCCTTGATAACGCGTACCTCTTCGCCGTTCTTGGCAAAGCTGTTACAAAAGTATTTCGCGTTGTCAAGTGTTGAATTATAAGATGAGCCGTCGTTGTCGTGCTCCTCCCATTCCCACGTTTTTGTGTTGAACTTCTGAACTACATACCACGTATCAATACTCATAGTTGATGTACTCCTTTTCGATGCTGGTATAGTCGGCAGAGAGGTCTTCGTACTCCTGTTGAAGAACCTTCTGCGTGTAGTATTGGGCCTCAGTCAAACCAAAGTCAATGTCCATCTTACTTAGCTTGCCCAAAGTGTCTTCGATCATGTCGATAACCTCACTGAGCGCATCTAGTCTGTCACTGTCCATCAGTCATCCTCCAAAACAAAACCATCGCACACCTCTATATCTAACGTATGCACTTTAAGAAGCTCTTCCCAATCTCCAAAGTCTTCGAACAGCTCTTCGGCATGGTCTCGACTTTCAGCCTTCACTTTGACTTCATAAACTTTGGTCATAAATATTTGGTACGTCTTCATATTTACGCCTCCACATCATAGACCGTAGTGGTCTCTTCGTCTTCATCACGGAACACTTGTACGTTGTCCTCGTTCCAGTCAATAGGACAATCCAACTCGCTGATAGCGTAGTCCATCGCAGCTTGCTCTGCATCGCACTCGTCTGCTGACAGTACATACACACGCTTTGTAACAGTTACAGTTACGTCGTATGCGTAGACGTGATCCTTCAACTTGTCAGAGATATCATCCAGCTTTGCTGTTGCATCACTGAGCAATACTTCCAGCTCCTCGAACTCAGTATTGTGAGGACTGTTGATAACATCGTAACCAATGTCAGCTCTCAACCCGTTGATCTTTCTGCGAATAATATCAATACCGTCGCGGTCAGTTAATAAATAATCACTCATTGTGTCATCTCCTCTAGTTGATTAACAATCTTATCACCATACTCATTTGCAGTATAGTCGCCGATTACCTCTATTGCTTCACTGTTGCTGGTGACGTTGCCATACACAAACTGAAACCATGCAATGTAACCATCAAGCTCATCGCTCCACACACCCACGTCGTCGAAGTCACACTCACCCATGTGGTCTAACACAGTCATGTGCTCACGAGACTTCTCAACGTCAGCGTACTCACCTTCACCACATACAGTGATGCTCTTGTCTGGATCGCTGAGTATTGTGTCAACGAAATAGTCTGCTACTCGTTTCTCTGTAAAGTGCATTGTTGTTTCTCCTTCATTACTGGATACAAGTTTAGCGTAGCTTAACAAAGCAGTACGTACCGTCTTCGATTTTGTAAAGACTGTACCGTCCCTTCAGGTACATATGAGCCGCCGCACCCGTCTTGGTCTTATCGTCCTCTGGTAAAGAGAACCACTCTCCGGGCTTCATAGACTCAAAAATATCGCGCCAGCGGCTACCGCGTCCACGGAAGTTGAGAGGTGCAGGTGCTGGGTTACGTTGAATTTGAAAATGTGTCATGGTAAATCTCCTCTGGTAACATGTTACCAATTAAAAGTTAAGTGTTGGTATTACATCGTTCTCAACGACAAAGCCGTTGGTGTTAGTCTTCGCTGGTCCTTTTGCAACCAGCCCCACTACTACCCTGCGATTGTTGACATTGACCCAGTCTGAGTCGTCGCCGTTGATCACAGGTCTCCCCATAAACGTCGATGGGAAATTCTTGTTCCTGAACACGACTGCCATCGGTGCGTCGCTGTAGGATTTGAGGAAGCTCTGCACCTGAGATTGATAGTGCTTGGCTCCGCTGTAACTGAACATCAGTCGGTAGTTGTCCGGCTGTCGCTGTCCGTGGAACCGTCGAGCCTTCTTGGTGTAGTCATAGAACTGCAATTCAGGAAACGACTGCGGGATCATGTGTTCTTCCCAACTAATGTCGCTCATGACGTTGAGACGTACAACACCCTGCACACCCTGCTTTGCACATAGCTTGGCGAAGTTGCGCAGTTCGTGGTTGAGCT